GACGTTGAGTCCGAGTCTGACTCTTGATCAGTCTTATCGTCAAGTTCTTCGTGTTCGGTATTCTTTTTGTCTTTCTTATTTTTCTTATCTTCTTTCTTATCCGACTTCTTCTCGGGCTTCTTCTCGGGCTTCGCTTCCTCTTTCTCAGACTTCTTCTCGGGCTTCGCTTCCTCTTTCTCAGACTTCTTCTCAGATTTCGTTTCCTCTTTCTTACTTTTCTTGTCTTTTTCAACTTTTGCAGGTTCACTAGGCTTTTTAGGCTTTTCTGCTGTTGCAGTAGGATTTTCAGCAATAAATTGCGTTCCGGGCTTTATAGGCTCAGCCAATTTCTGTTTCTTAGCAACAGGCAACAGTGGAAGATTCTTTTTGAGCTTTTTCTTGTTTTCCATCAGCTCCAAATGAAGACGGTCAAGAGGAAATGCAGGAAAACTAATAGCATGCTCAATCAACGGGTCATCCCGTGATTTTTTAACAACGACGATTTCGCGAGGCATTGTTGTCACTTACAAGGTTATCTTTAAATCTTATTGTTTAAATAAGATGTTGTATTTTACAGCGGGAAACCATCTTCATCATAACCAACAAGTGTAGTGACCATTCGTCCTCTACGAAGTCGACGTTTGGCGACGCGGACTGCATACGAGTTGTTCGGATTTTCTCGTATGAATTCTCGATCGAAATCATTGAAAGTGTAACATATCTCAATTTCCGTTATCGCGATGAGCGTCGCGATGAGCGTCGCGGCGGGCGTGTAATTACTTGAAGGTTTTGAACCAAAGACCTTGACTTTTTCTTGAGGACGCCGACAAAGCGGGCATTCTTGTTTGAAATGTTGTTGGAGACACGTTACGTGAAAGTGATGTTTGCAGTCGAGCTCAAGTTCATCTTTAGTCTCTTCTAAGCAAATCACGCACATCGTGTTTAAATTCACTCATTAGAGTGAATAACGATTGTCACTTTTTTGCCTCAGGCACTTCGAAGGACGCTATATAATCTTCAGGATCGATCACGTCATCGTTGAACACCACCTGCGAGCTCAAGAGATTAAGTTGCTTGACGACGTTTGCATAAGCCATTCGTGCAACAAGAATGTCCTTCATGATACTTCCATCATTTTCTCTTGCAGGGAAGAAATCACGACGAGCAACGCGCTTGAGAGTTGAAGAAACGCCTTCTATCGGCGCCATCTCGATATCGTAAAAGTATTCCTTTGCTTTAGCCTTAGAGCCGTCAAGGTCTTCTATGTATATTGCTTTGAGCGTGCCCACAGAAAGACGTGGATAGCCTTCAATCTTCGTAGCGAGCATAACCTTGGTTTCAGCGTGTTTTGTACGAACAATCATTTTCTGTCCAGTGTGTTTGGCTCGCTTGATAGGCTTTTTACGAAGTCCATGCATTTGACGAATTTTGTTGATCACCGTCCTCGACTTCCATCGTAAACACAAGGTCTTGAGTTCATCATATTTTTCTTCACTAATCTCGTTGGGCTGGCCCATCTTTCGTTTTTTCATGCTGTCCAAAACATACATTACTTGAGCGTCAAGTGCTTTACTGTGATAATCGCGTGTAGTTTTAGCACGTGGATGTTGACGACATTTCTTCTCCGCCTTGCATTTTTTACACTTCGCATCCCATCCTACCTTTGCCTCGATCAAAGCAGTAAGAAATTTAGCATCATCTGAAGTGTAACTAAAAGCGCGGATGGCAAGTATACGCACTCGATAAAGCGACGATAATTCACCAAAGCTTCGTTTCAGAGCATCTTCGAGTTTTTCATCGGCAATGAGTTTCCGAGGATAGCGAACATTGATAAGCTCCACCACCGGCTTAGAAAGCTTCTTTTCGAGATAGAGAAAGCGATCTGGACGAAGACCCAGCATAGACTTATTTTCTCGGTAGTACGTATAGTCTTCTGCTTGATCGCCTTGATGTTGAGCATCTTCGTTTTCCAAGAAGAGAAATTCAAGTCGGGTATTTGCAGGAACTTGATCACCTCGCCGAATCATTTTCAATGCAAGCAAGACTTGTGTGATGTTACTATAGATCAAACGAGGATCGAGCGCGCTAGTAGGCTCGAAAAAATTACCGTCGTGATCAATGTATTTTACCGAAAGCACTTCGTCAGAGGTATTTTTTATGGTGTGCTTTTTCGCATAACCCATGATCGAGCTTACACCAATGTAGATGATAAGATGCGCGTCGGGCACCTGACGAGTAAAAAGCCTATCAACATGCTCGTAAAGCGTAAGCATAAACTCTGTCTCAGGCTTTTCGTCGAGAATAGATGTAACTAGTGCTTTGTAGCAAATTCTCACGTATTCGCAATTATCTCGTCGCGCAAGTACTACTCCTTTCTTGATAATAGTCATATCACCTTTCTTGTTTACACAGTACGCAATGTAGCGTTTCTTGGTAAGCAAAAGGTAACGTTGATAGAGATTCTCAAACTGAAGGTTGACCGGACAGCCATCGTAGCTATAGAGCAGTACTTTGTCGTCATCCTTAAGTTCACTAAGTTTCACTCGTGGATATTGATCAAGGCGGTATTTTTTCTTCTCACTCGGGCATCGCAAGGTGTGTCCTTCATCGATTTTGAGAAAGTCACATTTGAGATAATGCGTCGCAGCCTTGGTTACCTTTTCTCCAAGGTCAAAAGCCTCGGCAAGAGTAATGTCACCAAAGGTAATCATCGCAGAGTCCGTATCGCCATAAATCAATCTTGCCTTAAATCGACCTTCTGCGTCGCCCGGATAGCTAGAGACAATATATTTAATGGCTTTGATAATAGTTTCACGACCTTTGGCAGTAACTGACGCTGCGCCCGGAATGAGAGGAATAAATCCAGTTGACGCTCCCATTGCGCCATACGCGCTATTAGCCGATATCTTCATCGCGAGCTGCTGAGCATTAAGTACATTTACACAAACTTGAAGAATGTCAAGTTGCTGCTGTGTCAATGTGTTAGGCTCGACAATCTCCCATCCAACCTTCTTATAAAAGGCAATTTCGTCGTCAGTCGCAGTACCCGTGGCGGTTTTGAGTTTGGCTTCCATCTTTGCCATTTCCTTCTTGATGATCTTACGCTCGGAAAGTAGACGTCGTTCGAGCTTTGGCATAAGACCTTCATGCAAACGTTCTCCATTAGGCAAATAAACAACTTTGCGAAAGCGATAACGATGATGAGTGCATCGTATCTCATCTTTCTTGGGTTTAGCCTTGCCTTTGGAATCGTGAGGACAATTCTTATGTTCTTCCCATTCAATCACATTACACTCACTATCTTTGATGGGATCGTTGTCACGCATAAGCGTAGTGTAGCAGATATTATACTCAATCATCATTGACGGGTAAAGTGACTCGAAGTCTGTACAGAGCACATTCTTTTCGTAACTGGGATTGGCTTCGATAACCGTCGCGCCTTGATATTTTTCACCTTTTTTCTTTTCTGTAGAGGGAATGATGATAGAGTCAAAGATCGTCTCGCGAAAGACTTGAGCAAGCACCTTGATCTGTTGACCTCGAGTGTGAAGATAGGACATCGGAACGTGCATACAATTTGACGTTTGCTCCATTGCTGTCCAGAGATTAAGTTTGTCAAGAATGCGAATAGGAAGAATAGTATCTTGAACGCAATACTTGCCGATAAGATCCATTGCGCCTCGTATACCCTCAACAAAGTCTGAGACTAGTGTTGACTGTAACAACTTGCGTCGATACTGTAAAACCTCTGGTGATCCGCACTGACGAAGAGGCATTAATAGTTGAATTTGCTTTTTGTATTTGATTCGTAATTTGTGCTTGAGTACAGACTTGAGATTACGAGTTTCCGCGACCTTCTCAAAAATCGGTGTCATGACAACGGTAAGTTGGTAAAGCATAAAAAGCTGGCGTGCAGAGAGATCTTCCTTCTGACCGAGCTTAAGATGCTCGCACACGGAGTTCAGACTGTATGATGCAAGGCGATAATTTCGCTCTACCTCGATTAAAACATCAAGATTGACTCGGCCATTAGCATTGATATATTCGAGGTTTTGCTCTTTGTACGCTGAACTAGACCAACTTTGTTCTTTAAATTCAGCCGTTTCGCCTTCGATGCGTGAAACCTTACAAAATTTCTCAAAGACTCGACAATGCTTGGCGCGAAAAACAAGATAGCGCCAATCAAATTTCATGATGTTATAGCCAAGGATTACCGTAGGATCGTGTTTTCTGATAAATGCGGCAAAAGCCAATAGCAGTTCGCGTTCAGTCGCAAAACGATAAAGCTTTACGTCTTCCATCTCATGAGGATTAAATCGAGAGAAAAGATATTTTCGAGTGTCTTTCTTGCCGATCTCGCCAACAATACAGGCGATTTGGAAGGCTTCGTTTTCTGGTATTTCGGGGTCGGAGATCTTCGAGTTGTGATTTTTTGAATAACACTCAATATCGAAAGACACATACTTTGGATAGACAATAATGGTCTCCTTGGGTTTCCACGCTTTGACGTCTTTCCAATCAGCATAGAGATCGATGCCTGCTGTTGAGTATTTTCTTCGCTCTATTGAAAGTTTTTCTTCGCCCGCAACAATGCTCTCCTTGACCTCTAGCCACCCCGCCAAATTGAGTTCGTTCATTGCAGTGAATTTCATGACAGTATCGATGTTGTGTTCGTGAACGTGAAAGTCAGTCGGACCGAAATTACCTACCTTGTCAATATAGATATTTCTCGACTTGCGTAGTCGTCCAGCAAAGAACTTTGTAGACTTCAAGGTAGGAAAGGTCAAGGTCATGACCTTCACCGGCTCTTTGTAGTTTAACAAGTACTTCTTCGCTAAAACATAATTGATAGGCGCATGATCGTCACCCATCATGCGTGTAAAATGTTCAAAAACCAATTGACACTTAACCTTGTCCCATCTGCCTCCACTAGGCAATTCCAGATAAACAAATGGCGTAAACCCCAAAACGGTGCAGTAGACAGTCTCGTTTTTCTCGGTCAAGCCGCCAATATGAATTTCAGTCGTATTTTCCTCCGTATCCTTCCATCCCCAAAAATCTGCTTTGAAGCGTATCACACGTTTGACCATTGTTCTTGTCGAGTAAAGATAAAAAGTGTTTTTTCACTTTTTATTCATATATTATTGTTTTTCCCTATCCTTGTAAGTACAACGCTCACGTAGTTGTCCTCCGTCTGCTTGAGTGTGCCACCGTTCACAAAGCCCATCTTCTTCCCCATTTTGATAAGTACAACGCTCACGCAAGTGTCCCCCATTCTCTTCAGTGTGCCACTCTTCGTAAAGTCCGTGTACCTTTCCATCCTTGTAAGTACAACGCTCAAATAAGTATCCTCCATCTGCTACACAGTGCCATCGTTCATAAAGTCCGTCTTCATTGTCGTCTCGGTAAGTACAACGCTCAACTAAGTGTCCTCCATCTGCTGCGCAGTACCACTTTTCGTAAAGTCCGTCTTGGTCTCCATCCTTGTAAGTACAACGCTCACGTAGTTGTCCTCCGTTTGCTGCATTGTGCCACAGTTCATAAAGTCCGTCTCGTTTTCCATTTTTACAAGTAAAACGGTCACGTAGTTGTCCTCCACCTTGCTCCGTGTGCCAAGTTTCGTAAAGTCCGTCTTCTTTTCCATCTTTCGTCGAGTAGCGCTTTTTCATCTTGCCGTCATCAAACCACTCGGTAATGACTGCAAGATTTCCAGTTTTGACTTCGGTTCTCTTTAATGAACCGTTGTCGTGATAACTGTGAGTGTAGATAAGAGTGTAAGGATTGATCGTCGCGATCACATCCTTGATGGGAAGGGAAAGATAAGATTCTTTGTCCTTCGACAAAGTTTTTAGAACTTGGTGGGAAAGCATGTTATTATTTGTTCAAATGAACAAATACTGTGTTTTCATTTTTTTTGACACGCCCGATCAATTGCTTTCTACAAATGAAAAACGCATTCCAACATATTTTGACTTGTAACGAATGCCAGCTTCCGCGCAGAAGGATTTGATGAGGTCTCGCGCCGCCTTTTTGTCAATCTTTACAGTAGGATCGGCATATGTAGTGCCCGGATGATCACCACTAATCCACAAAACTTGAACACCAATATAACCCATTATATCATCTTCTGCGAGGTCTTCGGGAATTTCAAAGATGATAAGATCAGTAGCATTCTCCTGACGATAAACGATGCAACCGTTTATTGTCATTTCATCATTCTCGATAGTTCGGTCGAATGAATAAGTACCAAAGTTCATGTTTTTGAGCTTTCGAAAATCACGCTTGGTGACAATCATGCCATAAATACAAGCGACGTTGGCGCGCATTACGTAGTAACACATGCATGTGTGATTTCATTTTTTTACTTATTTACAAAATGCAATCCATTTGCCCTTGGTATGCACTGCGTCATTTTGACCAAAGTCACCCAAGGTCAAGAGATAACAGTCAACAATGCCAATGAATTTTTGTGAAAAGTAATCATAGAATTTGCAAGTATCCTTTTGGGTTGTCGTTTTCGACTTACAAAATTTGGACTTGCAAAGTCGGTCGTAGGCCTCAAAATTTTCCCACTTGGGCATGATTACAATGACCTTGGTTTTCTCCGTCATCAGGCGTTCAAGCTTCTCCACCATCATCAGCATTAGATACTCGCAAAAAGGCGGATTGGCAATGTATGTTTCGTCTTCTGACAGCTTTTCCAAATCAAAGAATGAGCCTCGCGATCCAAAGAACTCTTTTTCACAACGTAGTACAGAACAATAGTCAACGCACGTGTTCAGCGGTGATCCAAACAATTCTACTGGTTTTTTGTAGGACTTGATAAAGTTAGGAGGCAACGAAGCGCAGTTGGTTAGACCGCCAAGAGAATGATAAAATCTGATCAACGTAGATACACGGTCATGCATTTTTTGAGCTTCGTCAATGTCATATACACTGTATCGAGCCAAAACCATGCGCCACATTACACGCGGACATCGCACCTTGTCGTAAACGATAAAGTCACCATCAAATTTCCCACATACGTTACCGTCAACACCGTCACCGTTTTCATTTGCGGCGCGTTTGTAAGTAATATCAATAACGGCATCGTCGCTTAGCTTGAGGCGATATTTGTTTACAAAGAATGTGATATCTGACATCACCACTATGCTTTCGTCGTCGATCGGTAAAAAATCATCACCGAGTTGACCTCGAGCACTGGCGAGAAACATCCAGCGAATAAAAAGGTCATCAAAGTGTTTGATCGCGCGTAGGTCGTTGCCAAACATCGATGCGATGTTTTGTACGACTTGCTTTTTGTAGGCACAAATTTTAGCAATAGATAACATGAGATGAAAAGATAAGATACACCTATAAGCTATAATAACTTATCAATTTTTTGTTGGTGGTTTAAGACCATACGATGTAAATTTTATCAAATATGGCCTACACCACACTCTATCGTTGGACACTTGAGCCAAAAAGAATTAGTCAACTTAAGCCAATCGTATATGAACTCTTTGAGAAACGAGTGAATTTTAGTTATCATAATGCTGAATTTTCTCTTCTCTTTGACGCTACATACGGTATTTTTCACACAGAGTACATAACACCTTTCCGAGGTCCATTTACCTTTATCGACCTTATGTCATTGCCTATTGAAGGTTACACTTTTTGTACCAAGCGTAAGTTGAACCTCGATGCGTCGTGTGTAGAGGTCAAGATCCTAGACTACAGTAAGACTATTGACGAACTTGAAAACTTAAAAATTGTAACTACCTCGCCGAGTCTGTCGCAGATAGCGTCTGACCCTCGTTATTTTACCTTTGACGGTAAGTCCTATGAAGTCGATTATCTGGGGACCATATTGGGCAAGTCGATTACCGAAAAGATTGTCAAAGCTTATACTGATCGTCACAAACCAGCATCCTGAATTTGTACGCTTGACACTGTAACATTGCGTCAGAGACATCACATTGTTTTTGTTTTGACTTTTTGTATGAGTCATAGCGATTGATACTTGACTGATCATTACGGTCTTGATAAATCGATCTTGACTTCTTCACCGCCCAAGTTTTTCTTTGAGCCTTGGTAAGCTTAGGTTCTGCGCCTAGAATTTGAGTCTTGTTCATCGAGGGAAAAGTATTAATAATCTTGAATGGATAATTGATCTCAAGCCAAGTGTGCACGCATTCCGCGACCTTAATGGCCTTGACGTTAGCCTCGGTACCATTTTTACGTCGTCCAAAGCTAAAAGTACTAAAGTATTGCTGTTCAATGACAAAAACATCGCATTTGTCAAATTTTGACTTGTGACGCTCAAGATGCGCAATAACCTCCTTGCGAGTGAGGTTAGTGTAGGGCGGATTTTTCTCGCCTACGGGGTCAAGGTTATAAACGCCAAAGCTCTTTCGTCTACCGATTAAGCATACTGCATCGCGAATATCAATGAGCGCAGAAGACTTGGGTATACGCTCGTTACGAATCTTTGCAGGCAACGATTGATAATGACCTACAAGACGCAGTATTTCTTTGATCTTCACAGACTCAATATATTGAGCAAAGTTTACAATACCAATATCAAAAGAGCAAATTCGTAAAGTCATTTTGAATTTTTGAATTTACAATCAATCTTGATCTTCTTAAAATGAAAGGTCAAGCAGTAATTCTTATCCTCGTATTTCTCTTCTTAGTCTCGTTGGTTATTATGCAGACCAGCCGTGAAAAACACTCTGCACTTGCTGACATGTGTATGAGAAAGTGTCAAATGCCAGAGGGCTCGACCCTTGACTGTCTTGACTATTGTTATGACTGGGTCTTTAATCTCAGTAGCGGACTACGCTCACCGTGTCCTCCATTTCTCTCTGAAGAAGAGTGCGTCGAGTCAAGATCGGAAACTATTTGATCGTTACATTTACACTCATTGAGTGTAAATGAGGACTTTACTTAGCATTTATCTCAGCCAGTACTGCAGCAATAAATGCATTCTCTGAGCGTGTCCAAATACCCTTGCAATGCTTACAAGTAAGGTTATGGTAGACTATTTGATCTCCATGTAGCGGACAAGTTTCGTTAAAGATCGGCATGGTAACTTAAATCCTATAATGATTTAAGTCGAAATCGATTAATACTGTAGCCTGTAGGTGGCTTTAATTTTTAGACCACAATAAAAACAAGTGTAAGTCATTCCACATCTACGTCTTCCCGTCTCGGACATAACAAACTTCATTGTATGATTTGTGCATCCCGAGGCCGTAGGTAAGGGAGAAGCCGAAACCGTAGGTGAGGTCGGAGTCGAAGCCTTCAATCCTTCATAGAGTTCAGTAACTTCCTCCAAAACAGCGGCAACAAAATCGATATCTGTTATCATCATATCGCCTCGAGTTTGGATCCCTAAAGTATTAAGTAGCCGCCACGCATTAGTCTGGACAGATTGTATTTTGTTGGTATCATCAGTGGCTAGAGTAGCAAGACGCTCTAGCTCGCTTTTGAGTATAGCAAAGTTCTCGAAAAGTTGGTCAGTCATTAATGCGTGTTACGTTTTCACATTTGTGAAAAAGTTTTCATTTTTATTGAGTAATTCCGCAATAGCGTTCGGGGATGGGGATGCGAGGGTCATAGATGCCGACCTTCGAACCGTCTTTAAGTAGTCGATCAAAATTTGCTCTCCACTCATCACCGTGACCGTGATTTTTGGAAACCATATGTGCGAGCTCGTGAAGCGCAACATACATCAAGGTGTTCATGTCATAATACTTCTTGGTCTCGGGATCCTTGATGCAAAGCACGATGACCTCCTTGTTTTCGGTGTATGAACTGTCGCCTTCTTGAAGTGGAACATTTGCATACTTTGGATCTATTTTCGTGAAGTTTTGGCGAATTTGTTGTATTGTCGGGTCTTTGGACGTAGTATGCCTACGAGGAGCCAAGGCATAAAGCGCCACAACAAAGAGAATTAAAATTGTCAATCCCACCGCCACTCTCTTCATTTGTCAGATCACAACATTTTCTTCTTTGATTTTATCTATTATTAAAAATACAACGGAGTGTTGCATTTATCTATTTTCAAAAATCACTGAAATTTGTACTTGGTGGTTCAACATAAATTTCTGTCACGGTCTCTGCAGTGTTGACATAGCGAGTAGTTGAAACATTGTCATAGTAATGACCCTTGCCCATATGAACGTGTCCAAAGATATGATAAAAAAGACGAGGAAGTCGACTCAATCTATACGTTAGAGCAAGATTGCCAGAGTCTCCACATGGTGATCGCGCAACGCGAATGTTTGCATCGCCAATACCCCACGCGGGAAAATGTGTAAGAAGAACATGAGTTGATGTTGGAATACGGTCTACAATGTTCTTCATCTCTGCACGGTCAACGGCAAAGGCATTTGCGCTTACATGACTTCGATGAGGTATAGCAGACACTCCATAGATATTAATACCGTCAATTTTTATGCCCGCTCCGTTGAGAAAATGAATACCCTTTTTCTTGAGATTTTCGCGCGCGTCCGCATGTAACAACGGATAGTCGTGATTGCCGGGAACAATGATCTTGTGCGCGTGAGGCAAAGCTTCAAACCACGCAATAAAACGTTCGTACTCTAGAAGATCTCCAGAATTGCAAGAGTCGCCGCAAAAGACCGCAACATCTCCTTGAGGTACTAGAGGTATTGATCCGTGCAAATCAGAAAAGCAAACAAATTTCAACGATTTACTTGAGGGCGAGGTAAAGGCGTTGTCCGTGTAGTGAATTTGTCTTGGCGTGTAGTTTTCCTCTACACCATAACGCTTGAATTCTTCCTTGTATTGATGATAGCACAATTCAATATCTTCGGGTCCGAGGATGCCAAACTTCATCTGTCGTTGACACTCCGGGAGGCTAGTGATGCGTATGGGCTCACGAAGCTCACGGTACAACGCATCAATACGCTTAACTCTTTTTTGCTGTTTCCATGAAAGTTTGGTATTTACATGAGACACGTCACAGCCAAGAACAAAGAAAAGATAAAGCATTTCTACACAGTCGTAATCTACACAAAGGTTGGCCAATTCCTTGTAGTTTGCCTTAATTTCATTGATCAGTGAATTTTTGTTTTCGAGGACGAAATTAACATCATCTTCCTTTACTTTCTTTACAAGGGCTTGCATTTAGTGAAGTTGAGAAATAATATGTTGTGCTACGCTAGTTTTGTCGATACCAGGTAAAATAAAGACTTGGCCATGATATGACTTTTCAATTTTTTCATCGGTATCACCCATAAGATATTCAAAGTCATTATAATTATTGGGTAAAAATTTACGCTCAAAATGTGTGGATGAAGCGTAAATTGCAGAAAGCCACTTATCGGTTTTGGGTATGAAGTCTAAGGCAGTGGCATCGTAACTTACTCCACACTTTTTAGTGGTTTTTGCTAGAGGGCAAGGTCTGCAGCCAACAGGCCAATTTATACTGTATGCTGTTTTCGCATTGCTGCCAATACTAGCATAAATATCAGTAAGCAATTTGTCGAACCCTGCCTTGAGATCAGGACGTGAAGTATTTATTGTGAGTTTCAGATTGCAGGTAACAAGATACATATCATAGCGAGAATCGACGACTCGATCATAAATTCCGGCATGGTTAAGATAATCAAGTAGTGTATTGCGTTCTTCAATACCACGAGCGTAAGCTCTGTCAAAATCGTAAATCTTTACAATATATGACGTTTTTATTGTATAGCACGTATCTTTGGCGATGAAATAACTAAAATACATTGGTTTCTTAAGCGTATAGATAAAAACATTGTTAGCATGAAGATCATTATGCTGAACACCAATCTTTCTCATACATTCAAGAGTCCATGCAATTTGAAAAAGGATAACCGACAAGTCTTCTACTTGTGCATTATACCGTTCTTTGGTAATGAAGTCCGCAAGCTTCACGCCTGGTAACCACTCAACAACAAGTACGTTCAACCCGTGACTACCTGTTCTTTGTTCTTCATACATACTATTTATCTGTGGCTGAGTCAAAAGCGATAACAAATCTGGTGGGTTAACACCTTCGATGCCCGCGATGACGGTTGCGATATGAGGAGTAGCACGTGTTTTAATTAGCTGTTCCCTCAATAATTCATAAACTTTCAATTCGTATTCCAACGCTCGATCATGGCTAGACCTCGATGTGGTAAAAGAAATTTTCAAGGTGACATAATTGTTGTATAAGGTTTTTGTTGATTGCTTTACTGCACTGTAACGAACTTGACCTAGCATGATCACGCTCTTTGACGCCGAAGCTTTTGCTTCAGCAGACAAAATTTTCTTGATCTTGTATGTTGATGCTTTGGTCAATAGTGAACGATACGATGAATGCCGCATAATGGTTGAAAGCGAAAGCATAAAGTGAATGTTCAATGTGCACATATATGCATTGATCTTAGCCTGACTTTGATCAACGACAACCATCTCCATCGTCGAAACGTCGAGATCGACTGCTTTCACCTGCATAGATTCAAATACCTTTGTCAAATCATAATTACATGCACGTTGTCCTCGCTTAGACACGTGATCAAACTCCGCTTGAGTAAAATAATGCATTTTGTTGCTCATATCTTTTACATAAATTCTGTCATTGGTCGTATAGCCCGAACACATGAGACCGAGTTCGCGGGTCCGAGGTCGAGTGTTGGCGGGAATAAGAATCTGATCCGTATAATAAAGTCGTGCCTCAGGACCGGCGTTAAACGAGAAATAGTCTTTGACAGCGTTATCGTAGCGCAAAAAGATGTCCATTTCTTTGATTTGAGGTTGCGATCCTATAAACGTACCACTTTGGATATTGAAAACGATAGAGCCATCAGTTTGTACGCGTAACTCACCAGCACTGACAATCTCGTACGATCCATAGATCAGTGCCATGTGCTTGTTGATAAGTTCAAAACCACTAGTTACCAACATTACATCAAGTTCGCCTTTAGCCGTCAAAACCCAAAGCCAAACTGACGCTAAATCTCCATAGATCGAGGTAATAGGAGTTGCGGGTAAAGAAGAAAGAGCTACATTACGGAAAACCTTTTGATGAGTGTAGACCAGACCACTAAGCGCATCGGTCTTCTTGGTGTAGGTATCGATAGAAAAATTATTAAGCGCTGTGATATCAGTCTTTCTGTACAGCGTATTTTCGCCGATAATAATATCTGGAGAAAGAATGTTAATGAACGCTAAGTTTGTAAAATCCATAAGCCAATTGCTCAAAGTTTCACTCGGCCGAGAGATTTCAATAACCTTTTGGTCTTTCATTAACTTGTATGCATCCTCGTTAGAAACTGAAGTAAGTATTCCATAACTGTGGATAGGAACACTCGTACCTTCATCTATTCCCAGGTAATTGAGATATTGCTGCTTGTCACTAAAACCCTCTCTTGGCTTAATAATGTCGTGCACTATATAAGTTCTTATAACCTTGAAATCGCCGGCGTCTTTGTCTAAAACGAGAGAATTAGAACAGATATCATTAATATTTGTACTATACTGACACTTGTCGATATATCTCAAGTACTTTCTAAAGATTTCAAGTTCAAGACAAAGGAATTTACATCCGTAGGCGATGACACTACATTCGCTACGATAGAGAAGATCCTCAATGGTGATGATGGTAAACGGTCCGGTGCCGGCATTATTATTGACTTGAAATTTCTGTCGAGGTACTATGTCTTTTATTATGTCCAAGGTATCAGAGAGTCGATATTGAGTGTCAAAGCCAGCGTTTGCCGTCATTTGAAAGAAACGATAAAGACGTTCAGTCATTGACATTTTCATTTCATCGCTCAAATCATTCTTCGAAACGCCAATGCCGTAAAAATCAACACTCGTTTTCTCTTCTACAGATAACGATTGATGAACGGCAAAGACTTGTTTTTTAATCTCTGGCATAAACCAAAAATCGAGGTCTCGAGGCCTACCTGAAGTTTCATCGTATATACCGTAAAGAGATAATGCAGTGGACGCAAAGATCATCAGCTTAAAATACGAGTCATTAATACCGTTGATGAATTTTTTGAAGATCGAGAGATGTTGAAAGAACAAGGTAGACGGTCGAATGTATTTTACGGTATTCAGGTAGTTAATGGTTCCTAGATGGATAAGAGGTATACAAATATAATACTTATCTTCGATGGTAAGGCTTTTAGGCATTAATGTGAACAAAACATCAAATTCGATTGGAAGCTCGGCGTCATTCTCGTCTCGCCACGCAGATAAGTGCTGATACGCATTTTCACTGAGTTTAACGTGTTTGGAGTAAATTAAAACTGCTTCGTCTGGATAGCGATCGATAAATGCAGCAATAGTGGGATTGTTCGACGTCTGAATGCCATGAGCTACAGTTAAAAGATATTCAATAAATCTATGTTCGTTTTCCTCCAAAGTTTGTATTTTATCAACCAGACCAGACCAAAAAACTCTAGGCGTGTTCTTCTTCACCGTCAACTCGCTGAAGGTGTTTGTTAAAATAGATTTCAATATGCCCAAATCTTGGACTTGATGATTTGAAAAAACGATCTTTGATGGAAACTCGGCCATTGAATTTATCTATAGTCGATATTTTTTTGATAATTTTCACTAACGTTAGTGAAAATACGGCGCGCGTACCTACGAAACAAAATTCAATTAAAACAAAAGTTGGTTATCCATGTTTCAACTCGTTGCATCTCCTCTTGACTGTAAAGCTTACGAAGCTCCATAAGATGATATCCAGTCTGGGCTTCTGACCACCACTGTATAAGCCGTCTCTTGGTTTCAGAGTCGAAGATGGACTTTGACATATATTGTTGTTCGCCTATGTAAAGTTTTCCACACTGATAAGGAGAGTTGACACGACCCAGTACAATCGTCCATTCGGGGATTTCGACGTTTTGATAATCATAGTCTATAATGTTTATGTAAAGGCTTCCGCTATTACACCATGCATTGCAAACACTCGACGACGGCCAAGCACCAGAGCCAATATTAACAGATGCGGTGACCGACGGCGTAACAGTCTCCATTGTATTTATGTATGTATTTCTTTAAGGAGAACGTGATAGAACTCGAATGCCTTCGGATAACGTTGTGGGTCATAACGTTTTGACATTTCGTCGATTTGTCGATCGCAATTGATCGCTCGAGCACGTCTTCTATCATTATCTTTGCATGCTTGAGGATTGTTATCAAAAAGCACTAAGGTAATTTTGTGAGGATCGAGTTTTGACATTACGTAGACAAAGGTTTCCCAAGTAGTAAAACGAGGGTCAGCTATGGCAAATGGCTCATTTATTGTTTGATGATAACGATTGAGGAAATCGTCATAGATATGATAGTCGGTAGAAAGTGTTGAAAGAAAATGACTTTTGCCAGAGCCAGGCAAGCCTACGACAAGATAATTCGTCATTATTCTTATTCGATTTGGGTTTTAAGCCAACCTACGTAATATCCGTTCGATATAGAGACTAGATAGAATGGTACTTCGTTGATGCCTAGTACGAACTTCTCTACGTAAACTTGATCGTTGTCATCACCGACCTTAACAAATTTTTGACGAAATTCTTCAGTCAAGCGTTCACGCTCGTCGAACTCGTCAATCTGTTTGAGAGCGTGAAGTTCATTACCGTTAATTCTTTGGGTAAAAGCGCCAGAAAAGTGCAAATAAATATCTTCACAGCATTCACTCACGGCTGTGATTGTCAACGTCTTGCGCTGACCGTGATCTTTGTCAAGAAGAAGAGTAATACGATTTTCAGTGGTGGTGTCAACGCTTCGTACAGTGTAATCGCTAACAGATTTTAGTTCGTCCTTCATCATCGTAGACGTTGAAATAAGTACCTTATTTTTTTAAGGTACAAAGAATTCAGTGTTACACTACAAGCCGGTAGGAAATATCAAAGAGCTCGACTTTTTCACCCTTTTCATTGATAAAGTAGGGAAAGGTTTCTGATGGTCGAACTATCTTAAAAAGCGTACCTCGTTGTGCCCCGAAAAATCTACAAATCGCGTCTGTGCTTTTGATTAGCTGTAGATTTTGTTTTTCTACTGCATACTGTTCGAGTACGTTGTCTTTAGTGGCTTTGGAGCAAATAATATGACGAGGAACAAGTTCATGCTTAATGACATTATACTGAAGTTCCTTTTCGCTGAAGGTTTCGATTATTAGTTTCTGAGAGCGAAGATTACGCATGGCAGCTTCTGCATAACTCGTAATTTTTCCCTGAACAACGACGATTGTGTGATCTACTTCATGTTTTTTCATTTCATCAACGATCGTCGTTACCGAGCCCGCTCCGAGTAAAGTCGATGCTAACCACATTACCATTACGCGCATTCCGGTTTTCTTGCTCACAACAAACGTCATTGACTCTCGATCTTTGTTAAAGTCCTCGAAGGTCTCGGGTTTGGGCGTTTCGAACTTGCGTTCGTTAAGCATCTCCAAGACCGTGACATAAGATTTCCATAAACTCCACCGTTCGTTTTCAACGTCATTACTCATTGTGTAAGGTACAATGAGTCTACAAGTCGGGTCCAAACTTTCAATTTTTATTCGACGTCGACTACAACAAAATCATGATCACTATATTCACACAAGGTAGTCCATGCAGTGTTCACCTCAAAGCCCTTGATGAGCATACGGTCAAAACACTCTTCGGCATTAAAGTCAAAATACCTTGATGCGAACCATGTTTTTACGCCTAGAGGATAAATTACATCAACGACGTTTGGCGGTAACCCAATGAGCTGACCTCGAGTGTTAGAGTCCATACCGATGATCACCTTTTTCTTGGACTCAAGATAATGCATAAGTTGTTGAAGTTGTTGTTCACGAATAAGTTTGATCTGCGGACTTTGTGTACTTTCAAGATGTGTAGAAATGATAATTGTATCGTCTATTTCAATAAGACAAAAACCTCGCATCATAAAGGTTTTTTCAAAGGCAACGTAACTTGCGTTGGAAATGGTATCGATGATAGTATTCTTTACGTAAATTGCGCAACCATAGATAGTCTTCTTCACCGACTCTAGGTGCTGGGTAAAACTACTGTAGCCGTAGTGTTGCATCTTTTCATCAAAAATCTCGATCGAGCTTCGGTGAAGCTCTTGGACGCAAACAATCAACGGATCTACGCGTTTGATTTCATCAATTATTTTTTCTAACCGCTCGTCACGCTGACGATCGTCGAACCACAAATTAATGCTCAAACAACGCATCGTATCGATCTTTAGTTCTTTTGTATTTAATATATTCTCTATAGAGTAGTGATTCACTATCTATGTCCGAACAAAGCAGACTCTCGTACTCGTAGAAATCTTCGCTGAATTGTGCTATCATTTTTCTTAACTCAACATGCTTTTTCACAACGTCATGATCATAGAGATCGTCGAGCGTTTCGTGTAATTCGTCACCCATTGTCTCTATTTGTTGTTTCTTGACATATTTTTTACTTGCCGTATACAAAGAATAGCGTTTCTTAAAAATTCCAAGAAGATCGGCTTTGAGTACAGAAAGCGGAGCGTAGCGAATACCATCGACAACATTTGCATGATTCATGTAATCACAGTAATCTAACTTATTTTCACTGGTATAACACGTATGAATATCAACTACTTGATACTCTGTTTGGCTATAGGGGTCGATAATCGACACTCGAAAGAGATAATGTTGATCGATGGGTATTTTTTCGTTAGTGATAGCTTGAACTATAGAAACCCAATTAGTTTCGCCTCGTAGTCTGGTATTGAGATAATTTGAGATGTTTGACGAGAAACGACTTTGCATTTCAACATCACCCTGTAATACGATATCCCAGTCGACTGACGGTACTTGACGTTTCATGTAAAGATTGAAGGCTCGACCGCCAATGATCAAGTACGAAGTTTCACGAGAAAGATATGCGGGTAGATATTCATTAACAATTTTTGTATAGATTGGAGCAAAGTAGTCTGGGATCAGTCCAATATCGCATGCCTTGGGTACCTTAGGCACATCGGTTTCGATTTGCATTTTCTATTTTCTATCTTTATTATTTATAATTTGAAAACTCGAAAACTTCGTTATATGTGCTTTGATGTTCAGTCTTCATTGTTGGCGTGGTCATTAGCGCTTTCTATCGCATTTTATCTTTTTTTCCGTAACAGAGGATACGATAGATGGAACGCGGCGTTTATTTTGACCTTTACATTAATACAACTTATCGAAGCTGGACTTTGGTCAAGTTTAGACGATCCTCGACTCAATGCATTACTTACAGAAATTGTAATGCTCGCGCTACTTATGCAACCTGTAGTGCAGAGTTTCATGTCTAATCTCTATGAGCCAAACATTGCAAGCAAAATTCTACTAGGACTTTCTCTCGCGGCCTTCGTATGGGGTCTTTGGAAGGTTTATACTTACAAGAAAGGATTTCATACAGACGTCGGTCCCAACGGTCATTTAGTTTGGAATTTGCCATTTGGAGCTATTATTGGAGCTATTTACATGGCAGGATTGTTTGTGCCTCTATTTTTCATGAAAGACTACAAATGGGTGCCGCTACTTGGAGTTGGTGCAATTACTTTACTTTATAGTTTGAAGGTTGGGAGCAAGACTGAAGAGTGGTCGTCGTTGTGGTGTATCACTGCTGTGAGTTATGCAATTGTCGCATTGTACTAAAAAAATCTTTTGCTATTAGTAATAGCCAAACATGCCTCGTGGAAAAGTTATTGGTGCAGTAGAGAAAAAGTCGACGAAGTCCGAAAGTCCTGTGAAGAAGGCGACAAAGACGAAGAAAGCGTCCAAGAGTCCTGTGAAGAAAGCGACGAAGAAGGTTTCTTCCAAAAGTCCGGCGAAGAAGTCCACGAAGTCCAAGAGTCCTGTGAAGAAAGCGAAGTCCACGAAGACGAAGAAGGCGACGAAGTCCAAGAGTCCGGCGAAGAAAGCTGCGAAGGCGAAGAAAGCAACGAAGTCCAAGAGTCCGGCAAAGAAGGCTACGAAGTCCACGAAGGCTGTGACAAAGACTAAGCTTGTCTTCAAGACCGAGAAGGGCAAGAAGATCAAGAAATCCTCCAAGGCCGCGTCAAACTTCAAGCAGAACGTCGAGTACTTTGTGAGACATAGTATTTACAGCGAAGACAATATCAAGGCTGCGATCAAGGAAACTAGCAAGGAACTTGCCAAAGCTCTTATGGATGTTAAGAAAATGCAAGAATCTGGACAACTCAGCATCAGCGACGTCGATAAGGCACTGCTAAGCATTGTCAACGACACTTGTGTTTCGCCCAAGGTCAACAAGAAGGACATTGAAGATCTTGTCGTGATTTATATGCTTGATTGATCTATTGAAAATGCAACTCGTTGTTGCATTTTACACAACTAAAATGTTACCATTCTACGGGTTCTTTTTTTATCTTTTTTAGTGCCTTGTTGGCTCTGGAGAACGGTTTAGAGCCAAAGAATCCGTTGCGAGCACTAAATGGTGATGGATGTGCGCTTTTGATGATCTGATGACGAAGAAGGTATTGTTCATAACCTTGAGCGTGCGCACCCCAAAGAATAGCAACAAACGTAGGTAAGTCATTGAGATATTTAATAAGTGCTTGGGTAAATGGTCGCCACAATTTAGCGTGTGACGCTGCTTGACCTTTGCGAACAGTAAGAGCCGTATTGAGTAAAAACACTCCGCTTGACGCCCAATGACGAAGATCGCCACTGCTCTTGTCAACGTCAAAGCCATCATCAATAAGTTCCTTGTAAATGTTTTGCAACGACGGCGGCGGACGAATGCCAGCGTTCACAGAAAATGCAAGACCATGAGCTTGACCCGGTCCGTGATAGGGGTCTTGACCAAGTATTAGAACTTTTATCTCAGCCGGATTAACGAGTTCAAATGCTGTAAAAATATCATGCATGGGCGGATAGATTTCATGAGTTTTGTTTTCATCAATTAGCTCAGTTGAGATTTTGATAATAATTTCTTTGTTTTGTTTGAAAAATTCCGACCATCCCCTCGGTCGCCAGCGTTTCACATACGCATCGAGACCACAAGAATCATAGCGCACGGGCCGAGAAGTGATAATGTTCACCTCAGCTTCAGCCTCGGCTTCAAATTTCTCAAGTTCACGCAAGTAAAAATTCCACATGAGTTTGTTGCCGCCAAGGTATTCGTGGACGGCAAAGCACAGTGGACTTGCACGGTGCTTTTTCTTGATCTTCTCAAGCGCGCGCCTAAACCACCGTAAACGGTCGTCGATGGTATCGTCGCTGTCATTGGGTGCGCCTTGGTAACGTTGACCAACGATCGTACACACTTTGTGTTTTATATAGATCGAGCCAAGTTTTCGTCGTTTAATAGACAGCGAATACTCATCGTAGACTTGCTTTGCCATACCCCACGGTTCCGACGAAGCGCCGATCATCACTACCTTCACGTCATCACAGTTAAGAAAATCACTATCGTGAATGATCTTCATTAAATGAAAACGATAAAGAAAAACACGATAATCATTTTTCTTTCGTATAAATAAAAGAGAAAATGTCGAAAGCCGGTGACACGGTAATCTTGGATACTGAAGAATTTCCTCAATCGGAGCCACCTTCGCTCTATGTAAACACAATTTACAGTGAAGGTCAATTACGGAACAAGAGTTATCGTGTTATACATCTACTTGGTAAGGGTAGCTTTGGCGTAGTCGAACTCGTGGAAACTGATGACGGTAAGCTTTATGCGTTAAAGAATATCAAAGAGCGAAAGGGCAAGGTCACACGAGAGAACATCAACAAAGAGATTCGAGCGTGGCAAAAAATCTCTGTATTTCCCAATTGTCGTGCATACCTTGCATGCTACATCGACCATGAGTGGCATTATGACACATGTAAGATTTTTATGGAGTACATCAGCGGCAAAAATCTTACCGAGTATCTCGAAGGTGCCAATCTATCAACCAAAGAAATTTTGATGTTTTCTATCTATTTGGCTCGTGCAGTGAAAACTATGCATGATGTTCGTATTGCCCATAATGACATCAAGCCTGACAATATCATGCTTAACAAGGTCGACATGAAACTCGTAGACTACGGTCTTGCGTGCGACGTTGACCGTAAACTTGCATACGCTTGTGGACGTGGTGGCATGGGCACTGCAAAATACATGTCTCCGGCAAAGGCACTTTTTATTGTTCACAGTGGAGACAAACTTACTTCAGCGCAGCTCTTAGACTCTGACATTTGGGCTTTGGGTTGTGTAATTTACACAATGTCTGAAAAGGATCACTTTTATACAGGAGAAAGTTTTGTAGAGATTTACCACAACATCAGCGAAGGTCATCATTCACAATTTGACAAAACACCTGAGATACTTCGACCTATTATCACCAAGATGTCTATAGAGTACGGAAATCAGATTTCCAGACCAACAATTGATCAAGTGCTAAAATTGCTCGAAGATGAACTCGCCAAGCTTTAATGAAGTTGAAAATGTAATTTTACAGTACTTAAGTACTGTATTTGCACACGAGAGCGCGATAAAGTAAATACATTTTTATTAATCAAAAATCACTACCACGTAGCCTTCGTCGTCGAGTTTGAGTCCCTTCATATACCACTGATTTTTTGCGATTTTCACTTTGCACTCAAGCCATGACGGAGGTGTTGTGTGATAGTAACGCATGCCACCACTGACCGTCGAGCCCTTTGCAGTATAGTAATTTCGATAACCTGCTAAGGTATCACCTATTACACGGCAGCCGTGAAATGCAACATCTGCGTCGTTCATGCATTGTGGAGGGGTAAGAAAGTCAAGGTCGGCATCATTGCGATCGATACTTAACGCTGCTTGCCATTCGTAAGTTTCAAAGAGCTCGATGCGACGTTTAACGTCAATGGGCTTAGTCTTGGATGGAGCGCACTTACCACTTTGTGACTTATAAAAAGTTGACCACCGCTTACTGGTAAAGTCAATCTTCTCAAGACGTTTGAGTAAAAATTTACAATCACGCCAAGCACTGTGCTTTGTGCCTGTGCGCCGTTGGTGTTCACGAAAGATCTCGTCGGCATTGATCAAGCCACGCTTAAGATTAGCCTTTGACAGACAGTGCCACACAGACAGGGGATGCCACATCATTCCAGGCTTGGAGTGACGACGATGGCGATAAGTTAGATTCAAGCCTTTCTTCGTTGCCTTCTCGCCGAGTTCGGGTGCAAGTTCAAGCACTGCATCCCAAACAGACTCGATAACCTCTGACCCAATCTTGTAAACGTGCTGATCACAATAATACGAGGCGGACTTCTTGGGATCCCAAGAAAGCCAAAAGTAGTTCAAGAGGAAAAAAAGTAAATAGAGTGCGCGCATAATATGATGCATTGCAATGCAATATTTATTATCACATTTCATTTTTTCAATGATGATATTAAAAATTGGTGCTTAAAACTATTCGATAGATAAGTATAAGATGTCATCATTTATCGACCTCGACTCACTACATCGCGATCGCGTAGCCTATCCTAACCCTTGTGACTATGAACTTACGCCGTCTCAAGTTACGACGTGGTTTAGATCGGCAAGAGAAGTGCGCGCAACTGCACCCAATGCAAACACCAGACCGGTAGAATTTGTTACAGAGATTAGCATTGTTCATTTTACTATGCCCTATGATGAAGATCTTGCCGCGCTTCCTCGTTTGTACATTGATTTTCACGCGAGACAATACAATGATCAATATTTGGTCAACACCATTAGCGGAATTCATCCCGGAGCTCGTTTTGTCGCCGTACCGTGTCGTATTCAAACCGATTCAGATACCGTGCCCGTATGGATCCACTATTCGTGTAACATGAAACAGACATTGCGTTTTAAGCGTGACGACTCCGTGGTTTTGCGCATCACTACGCGTAGCGGTTCAGTCTTGACGACCTTTGTTGCGGAAAATCCCACTGACCCTGCCGACCCTCTTAAGCAAACACTCATTACCCTTGAACTTCTGCCGTTGTTGCGTGATGCCGACAAAAATGCAACAGACCTCGCAAGTGGCGTGTAGACTCATTTTTGAAAATATCAAATATCACACTTGTTGTGTGATATTTGATATTTCACCAAGAAATTCTAATTATTATTGACGGAGGCGTTCCCGACCATTCAATTTTGTAACCCGCACTAATCACACGAGCAGTGACGCGAGCACGAATATTGTGATCTACCTCGTTGTCGATAAAAGAATGAACAAATGAACGAGCGGTACTTTTCTCGTTGAGAAAAGTGTTGATAATTGCTTGAAAGGTATTTATCAAATCATCAACTATTTCATCGTCTCTGTGAATTGCCACGCTCGGGGCATCCTCATAGCATTGACGAGCACGTAGTTCACCGGCGGAAAACATTGATAAGTGTAAAAATATCACACTTGTTGCGTGATATTTCATTTTTCATTTTTCATTTTTCATTCATTGTAATTTTTGTAAAGGGGAAACGTATTCCAGTCCGGATAGATACACTTTGGCCGACCGGGATACAAGAAATTACTGTGTCCTGTAGTTAGGATATCCACATTGTAGACATCGAAGCCCTCGGTCTGTAACATATTTACTCCCATGGTATAAGTCGAAATCAGCGCCCAAACCTTGCCATCGGTGGTCTTTCGATAGCCAATCAAATATAATTCCTGTTCTCCTTGTTTGGCACTATCGCTAATGAGTTTCGCCAATTTAGCATTCTCTTTAGAATTCTTGACAAGAACAACAGGTGAACGAACGCCCATACGTGTTAGTGAGGGGTGATTTGTTAACACACAATAAAGTGTGTTATTTTATTTTTTAATCATCGTCGGACTCTGCGCCAGCTGCAACAAGTTTTCTATTGGACTTCGATTTGGACTTCGATTTGGACTTTGATTTCTTGTTTTCACTTTCACTTTCCTCGGCTCCGTCGGCAATATTTTTCGATTTGGACTTGGACTTCGATTTGGATTTCTTGTTTTCGCTTTCGCTTTCCTCGGCTCCGTCAGCAACACTCTTAGACTTGCCCTTCGACTTGCTCTTCTCAAAGACTTTCTTGAGCTTTTCTTGTTCGCTTTCATCTTCCGGAGCCTCTTCAACGAGCAGTTTGTAACCGTACCACCCTTCGGCTTTCTTGTTGATAAGTGTCGCGCCGAATCTCTTGGCAAATTCTCGGCGAACATCTTGTTTTGTGATTTTCTCCTTTGTAAAGCCTCCATAGTTAACATGATACCATGCAGTATATTCGACGTGAAGATCAGAAAGTTTAAGAAACGGTAATCCGGACTTGGTGTCGATAGTTTCATCGATTTCCACTTTGACGACCTTTTCGGTGATAAATTGAAGGTGAGTGTCGTTTTGCGATTGATAGAGATTGGTAGCGATGCGAACCTCCTTAGGTTCCTTGAGACCGGTCTTCTTGTAAATCTTATAGCGTTCAAATAGAAGCCACAAAAAGACTGGAGCGTCTTCGGTAATACGCTTACCCACTGAAGGGTCCGCATGAAAACGACGCTTAGTCCACTGTTTCTTTTCTGACTTGGGCACTGGCCATTTGTGCAACTTATCCTTCTTGACAAACTTGCTAAGGTGCTCGACAACACGCACACGATTCCACGTAGGCTCATCATGACCAGGAATCTTAGGCATTTCATTAACTTGCATCCAAAGAATAAATTGTGGTCGTAAAATTTCTGGACCGTTGAAGAGGTCTCGACTGTAAATGCGGTCATTGCCGGTGAGCAACTTAACCATCGCATAGTTGATAGTTTCGCCCTTGCCGACCTCGGAAACCGTCATAATGCGTTTGTTTTTGGAATATGAAAGCTCTGGCCGGGCTCCAGAACTAGTGTTTCCGCGACCGACAGTGATCAATTCTTGAGGAAAGGTGCCCGCATAGTCACCAAAAGAGGTCTGTAATACTTCAATCACATAAGACTTTGCGTTATCACCATCACCAGTAAGAATGATGAAAACCTTATTAACGTTACCGCCTTCAAAACACGAACACGAAACATCAAAAAAGTAATTGAAGTGGTTGGGATTGGGGTAGATTTTCTTAAGATTCATCAGTACGTCTTTGACTTCATCATCTTCGTAGCAATAATTTGTTCGAAAGTTGTGTCCGCAACTCATAGTGATTTTGTCATCTGGACGACCCTCGCGAAAACACAAAAGTTCAAGATCAAGTACTCCATTTTCACAGCCAAAGAGCATACGATTGGCGTCTTTTTCCTTGAGAAACTTATCGTCATAAAAAAGTACCTTACACATGCGAATGACTTTCTCAACGAACGCACATGTCTTGAGTGAATGCATAATTGTTAAGCATCGACTTTGTTCTTTTTCCGCATCTCCTTCATCTCCATCTTTAGAAAGTCGTGATTGAGAAAGTTCAACATTGATTTCGCAGTATTTGTTGCGTACATCTGTCGGTAAATAATAGCGAAGCCGATTGTTGTCATTGTCTTCACACCAACGGTGATTTTCATAACGAAACCAAATATCCTTTCTCGGATTCGCACAAAGGAAGCGATCTTTGAACATGTTATAGACAACTTGAGCAACATCCCATTCGGTGGGTTTTGGCTCTTTGAGACTTCGGTAAATCCAACTTTTGATATTTGTATCTCGCCATTTCTTGTACGCTTCTGGAGAATCTGATCTAGCCATAGCAAGAATAGAGCCGATAGTTTTTCCTCGAATGTCCATTGATGCCCATCGGTCTTCGCACACGCCTTCCTGAAATTTGCTTGACCGACGAGAAAACTCAACCCACATGTCTAATGCCTCCTCGTGACCTTGACCGATATTGAAAAGACTCCACCCCACATCCATCCATTCTGCATAGTCATCGGCGCGATCATCAGAAAGCATATCAAGAATCAATCCATCCTTTAATGTTTTAAGATCTTCCAAGGACTCTTCTATTGAGCGTGTACGAATAATCTTGTGCTTTCGGTTAGGCTTGCGATGACCGTATAGCCCTCGTCGAGTTTCTGCCTCCTTGGTTATCTCGACTTTACCCTCTTCGGTATAACCTCTGACCGAGAGGAATTCAGGAAGATAGTACTCGATATCGTTCTTTCGCGAGATGTATTGATCTTCAAATACGGTTTCGAGGTCGATAGGTTCAAGATTTTCATCGTAAGCCTGTTTTACGAGAAATGGCTCGTGTTTGATAGATTTTGCCGATCCGTACATCAGCCAATTCTTACGCGAGACCTTACCGTCGTCGATGAACTTTTCAACAGGCTCAGTGTATTTGCAACCCTTCCAAGTCTTGTTTTTGATCATTCTATCGATCACTCGTAAGCGTAAAAGTTCGTCCATCACCCAGCCCTCACAAATAAAATACGGAAAGTGAAGATGAAAGCCATCCTTGACCACGCCATCTTCCACTCTAGGCTTGCTCTTCTCTAGGTGGATAGCGTAAAGCATACGCACTTCAAATTTTGAAGTATCAATAATGGCCTTAATTTCCTTCTGATAAAAGCCAATGATTGCCCTGACCATATCCTCGTCAAATTGTCGATTTAGCCCCTCGTCGAGTGATGCTTTGAGATCAAAGTCGACTCGTAGAGGTCCATACGCTTCGGGCTTTTCAGTCATTGTAAGTTTCGCTTCGTTATTTAGTTGTTTACAGTACAGTTCCATAAAAATTCGTTCATCTCGATCTTCTAGATAGTATTTACCGCTCGGCTCAATTGATGTGTGCGTGTGCGGTTCCCGGACGCCTACTTTGCGTCCATTGAGAAAGGAGTCCATCTTGGTATTGGCACGATTATTTTTTGTTGACATTTTTGATTTTCTTAAAGGTCATAACAAAAAAAATATTAAGAAAAGATAATTCCATTTTTTCAAACTATACACTAGAAGTTGCACTCGTGAAATCTACACTCTCGCTCTTACGTTCGTGATGACCACTACCTATCAAAGTCTCAACAAGGCAACAGATAATTCTTTCATTGATGATCTAGATGTTAATGCGTCGCTGCCCTATCTTGACCGCTCTGCGCCCAAGTCGACGATCTTTCGTCCAGTAGTTAATCCTATATCTCCTACTGATGTTCCTCCCAATCCTCGTCGTGAATCTTTTCAGTATGGTTATCCTACTGAACACGGTCGACGCAATTACGCTAGCCTTTATGACTTGCGTTAAATATTGGTCACTGCTAATACATAAAATGACTACCAATTATCGTAAAGAGTGTCCTATATGCTTAGAAAATGAAGAAGATGAAACAATACTTGAAAAGTTTATCTGTGGACATTATATTCACAAAGCGTGTTTTGATGAACGTATATATCTATGTCCTATTTGTCGTACAGAAGTTAGGCCACGGCCAGCGCTTTCCTACATTGATATGACTATGTATGCTATCAGAGAATTTCGTGAAGCACAGCATATTCGTCAAGAACACGAGCGTTTTGTGCATTATCTTATGATACTTATAGTATTGGTAACATGGCTATTTTCATAATTATATCTAAACCAAAAAATCTTAACAAAAGTTAAGATGGCAACACCAACAACTTCAGTTGTTTCCCCCGCTGCCGCTACCCCTGTTGCGCCTGAGGTCTTCGTGGCCTCCAAGATGTGCTTTCTTATTCGTATGAACGGCAATGACTTTGGCATTGTCGCCAACGAAAAGACTGCTATCGAGGTCATTGACAAGCTTTCTCAAGCCGAAGTTAAGCGCTTGACCACCGTCTCTACACGTGTGCTTCGTGAGAATCTCAACGACGGTAAGAAGGTGAAAGTCCTCGTTCAGAGTCTTGGTTACCTTTACAATGGCAGTGTCTACCCCGCGACGACTATCGAGTGCTTCTCGGTGCCGATTGTGGTCTTTGATCCCGCTACCGCCGCTCCTGTCGCCTCTCAGTAATGAGACTTCATTATCACACAATTGTGTGATACTACGTATCATTCTTTACATAACTTACGCATATGGCGAATTTCATCAAAGCGCTCAAATGATTCTTGATAAGTCTTTGGTATTTTACTTATCGGAATTCGTTTGAAATCGAAAATTTTAACAGATTCAAGGTCAGAGTGATGTCTGGGAACACAAACAGCTCTTGCTATCTTTTTAATAACATAATCACCGGTCTTAATGTCGGTAAAATCTAGTATATCGATTTTGGGCCTTGGGTTGGATTTCAGCCAGTACATATATGCGTACTTTGAGCCGAAGAATACTATCACATTGTTGAAAAGGTGGAACGCGAATGCACCGCCAAAGCTAGTGAAAGCGTCGATGTAAAAACGCAAGAAAAATGCATTAATTGTTTTTACCGTACTTGTTGGTAAATCGTTAAGTATGAAAACCTCCATAAAGTGAACAAGAGCAAATGATACCGTGACCATCATTTGAATGTGTTGATGCTGAAAGCCTTTGGCAGTTAGATATATGGGCAAAAGTTCATGAAAGATGACTTCTTCGAAAAACGCCATGCTTATAAAGATTGGCATATATTTCTTGACTGACAGAAGTTCTATTTCCCTTTTCCGAAGATTATACGTGCTGTATGCCATGGCTGCAGCCGCCAACAGCGGATAGAAAAGAAACAAAAACATTTTCATTCTTAATGTTTTAAGAATCTGTTGTTTTTAAAGTCAATATGATGGCATGGCTTTACCGTTAGTACTTAAGCCCTGACGATTGTTCTTTTCGAAACGGTCAGCTCGATAGGCCGGAGAATCTGTATAATACGGTGTACGGAAACGATCTTCGTAGTATTTTGCCGGAGCCATATTCTTTGGTATTTCATCGCCAGTGCAACACGCAGGCGTATTGTAAAAACCCGGCGACCATGAACCTACTCCATAACCATTAGCATGCGCTGCATAGCCAAAGCGCGATGGAGTCGGTGGATGATCGTAACGCTCAGCGTTATAGAGGTAATCGTAGACGGTATTTCTTGGGCCGCTTTGCGCAACGTATTGCGACAACGGATAGACAGGACCATCATAGATTCCTACAGGAAATACCGTAACATGCTTGTTCTTGGGAACATTTTGATCAAGATCTTCAACCTCCTCGGGAGAATTGTAAATTACGTAGGACGTGCTCATTTGAGAAAGTTCGATAATTTATTATCGAACTTTTCACAATTTTTTCACGTGTGAAAAAAGCCACATCATTCATTAAAAACCAATTCGTACTTGACTATACAATTTTCTCGTTCATCCATCTCTTCCACAGCCTCTACATACCGCAAAGCATCCTTGTCGGCGTAAATCGATTCGTCGTAGAATTCCGAGATGTACAACCCTTTAGGGTCACGAACACGAGAAAGCGCAACATACGCTTGGCCGGGACAAAAGATACTTGGACCGAGATTACAAATTACACTGTCTAGAGTCGAACCTTGACTCTTATGTGTAGTTAACGCGTAAGCTAAGATGAGAGGAATTTGCGTTCTAGAGCCTTCGCCATCACGGTCAGACTGAAGCCAGGTGTGTGGTAAAACTTGAGTGATTAAACCCGAAACCCATTTTACCTCAACACCTTCATCATGAATTTTAACAATCACGCCTCGACTACCGTTGGCCAATCCATTGTCGGTATCAAGGTTGGCCTTGAGCATTACCTGTGCTCCCTCTTTGAGCGTGATGCAAGTAGGAATAGTATCCTCTAACGGTGTCATGTAGTGTTCGCGCTTTGCGTACATGTTGTACGCGGTAAACGTATCAACGGCAACAAAAGACTTGGCCTTGGTTGTTAAGGCTTCAAGTTCTTCATTGTTAATACGCTCGACATCAATCTTCTTTGAGTAAAGTACAGTAGGCTTGACCGCGTTGCTCTCAGACACCTTCAGCGGTTCGTGTAAAATTTTGCTTTTAAGAAATTTTATATCGTCTTTGGTTTGTTCACCTTTACGTACACGCAAAAGCATTTCAAACCATACTAAATTCGTATAACGCTTTGGCTCGCGTAAAACTACAGTGGTCATCTCTAATTGAGCCCAATTTTTACTCTTGAAGACCCATTGTTGATTAACTGGCGGCAATTGAAGAAAATCACCGCTAAGAACGAGTTGGATGCCACCAAAGGGCTTATTGTGTTGACGAAGGCCACGAGCGATATAATCTAATTTGTCAAAGAACTCAACTCCAAACATCGATACTTCATCAATGAACAAAACATCTACCGTCAACCATCTTTTCTTTGATCGAGAGTCGCCACGAACAAAATGCAATAATTTCTCTGGATGAACTTGAGCCAAACCCACCCCTGCCCAACTATGTAAAGTTCGGCCACTGATCTTTGCCTCGGGCACGGAAAGATTAATTGCCGCAATACCTGTAGTTGCTGTACAAGCTACTCGTTTCCCTGCATTAGCGAGTTCCTTTGCGACTTCTCTTATCAAATAACTCTTTCCGCAACCTCCAGCAGAGAGAAGCAATACATTGTTTTTGTTTTTGATATGCTCAAGGAGTAATTCTTTGGACATTTCTAGAGTTTTGTGAAGGCACTAAAAATTATCACTTTTTCGTGGCACAAAAGTTGTTCCACCCTGGGCAGTACCCGGACTCAAAATAGTGCAATATCTCACGCCAAATCCAAGTTTGCCCTATTTTTGTAACATTTCATGAAAAATGTGACCGTATAAATTACAAGCCAAGGGGTTATAATTTCATAGAATTTTAAAGTACTTATTAATCCACTCAATTGCTGGCTCAAGCGCCGATCCATGATGTTCAATTTGGTCTTTCCAAATTTTGCTATTTTCACGCATCACCCACCATTCAGTGTGTTGACTGTATTCGGCGTGATATTCTTGAGAGCCAATATTGATCTTACCGGGGAGAATTTGATCTAGAGGAATTAAACCTAAGATGAAGGTCCAATCGTACTCACCATCTTTACGACCCTTGAAAAAGTCAAGCACGGAACTAATGTATGGGCCGTCGCCGGAAACGAGAAACGTATGTGACTGCATTCTCTACTTTATCTTTTTTTCTTTATCGTGTTTCGTTACGGTAGCAACGAAACTTCTATCATTAAATTATGCGGTCGGCGCTAAGGTCGCGACGAAGCTTGAAATTCGCAGTAGTGAAACTGTACGGGTTGGGATAGATACTTGGATTTTCATGATAATAATCTTGTTTCTCGTACTGGTTAAGATAAGTCAAACCTTCGCGACGCATAGGCGAATTCAACAAGACGACTAATGCAATCACTAACAAGCCGACGATGATCATCGCATTGACCGTGTCGGACTTCATTGCTTATTATCTTTACTCTTCTTTTTCTTACGTCCAAAAACTAAACTGAGAAGAACAATCGCAAAGAGTGTAATGATCACCGAAGTCAAGAGTAGTGCACAAGATTCATTGTCGAAAAATTGAGCAACTGAGCGTTTGGTGAACTCTACCCAGAGACTTGCAGCGACAAAAGAAAAAATTGTGGTAAGGACAAGCTCCGTACTGTAGGTCATAGATTCACTACGGTCATCGTTGTTTGCTCCGTCATGATAAGCACTGTAAGGAATGTTCATGTTTAAAAACTAACTACCTATAGACAAGTTCATAAAGTTCATATTTTTCAGATGAGTGACGCAGTAGATGGCGATGCTTTTATCAATCAACCTATGCCGATCAAGGATGCAGTTTCTATGTTTCGTCGTGCCGTAGGCAAAAACGAGCCTCCGTATACTCAAGTTACCGTCAAGAAGAACAATGATCTTGTCGATGAGTGGTACCGATCGGTACTTGTGCCCACTTCAGATTCTCGAGGTACGATTCAAGCATCCAGAGTTTATCCGTCGTGGACGGTATTTTACGAAGGCAAAGAGATTTACAAGTCGCAAGCGTTTGAGAATCATTTGCCGGTACTTGATTCGCAGCAAATTGACTTTTGGGTGGACTTCTTCTCGAAAAAGGACATTAGTGAACTTTATGAGGCGGGAACGGCAACAGTCTCCATTGGTTGGCAATATTTGACCGCAGCGATTCGCCAGCACTTTGCAACTGAAAAGTGGATCAGAGTTTATTCGTTGTCAACTAACCCTCGTGATTGGGAGCGCGCAGCAGCAAGCGAACCAAAGCTCTTCCGCGGTGAGCCTATGCCTTTCGGGCTTACTAAAGAGACCTTCGACGATATATCACAGAAGGTCAACACCTTGATGTCGACGCGAATTGTCCCGCGTGCGTGATAATGTAGTTTTCACTAACTTTAGTGAAAAATGTGGTTTTCACTAAAGTTAGTGAAAAGATAAGCGGGGGTCCGGGGGCGCAGCCACCGGGCTGGCTAGTAAAAACCATCTTGCATCGGCCACAATGTTTGTCCTGCATCAATCTCATCAGAAAATTCATTATATTGCCAAGGTCCTTGAAGAGGTTGTTGAAGATCACTAACAACACCATAATACAAATCGCTTTGTGGTTGTAGATATTGAAAAGTCGGAAAGATTTGATTGTCGTTGCGAAACCACGATCCTAGAGGCACGCCCATATTAACATAGCCTTTGTACCATAGAGTGTCATGAGGCTTGACGGTAACCTTACCTTCATTGAAAGACAGTGGGACGTAAGTAAGGTTATGAATTTTTAGCACCGCCGATCCGCCCAAAGCGTTGGCCGGAGTAACGGTTTCTCGAAGAGTATCAGTAGCACCGATGAAGCGTGTGGTAATCATACCTACACGCAAGCACTTCACGCGCTTATCCGCTTCGGTATTAATTTTCATCGAGGAAAAGAGGGTTTGCTCGGCATTTGCGTGTTGGCCAGACTCAAAAATATAAATTAGAAGGTCAGCTCCGGGGACGAGTTGACGTTCGACAACGCCCTTGGGTACTGATGAATTGCCTAGTGGAGGCACGTCTTTGATAAAATCCAGAACTTCACCCGAGGGCATTCGTGTCTGGACACTTATGTGAAACTTTGTAAGATAGTTGTAGACCACGAACGCGTGTTTTTGTCGTTCATGACTTTCTACGATATTTGGTGGAGACGTGTGTGTCTTCGACGGCTTTGAACGAATAACAATAAACACGATGACGATCACCGCCAAGATAAAAATCACACTCACGGCTAGAGGTATTGCAGGCATTACTCTTGGGGGTCAAGTTATTATTCTTAACAATCTTTTTATTTTTCATAGTTACTAAGACACGAAGACGAATATGAACAAACTTATCAAAGATCAACACGTGGACTCTGTGGTAAGCTACAAGACCGATACTATTCCCAAAATTACATTGCCCGATGCGGCTGTCAAGACCAGGGGTTCTATCGCGTACAATGTCGCCGACGACTTGATTTACTATAGCGATGGTCTACAGTGGTTGCCGGTAGGTGGCGGAGGCGGAGGTGTAGCAAACATCTTGGGCGATCCTCCGATTTCCGTGTCTAACGTAGGTGACATTTACACTGTTCACCTTTTTGATGTGATGTTAGAAGGTAATACCGACCAAACTGCAGTAGCTACAGGTAGTACCGCAGTCGCGCTTGGACGAAACACTACGGCGCTTGGCGATAATGCTGTGGCTATTGGTGGCAATACTGCTGCGTCACTCGGAGCGTTGGCCGCGGCCAACTACAGTATTGCTATAGGCATCGAAGCGTCGGTAAATACCGAAGACTATGCATCGGCAATTGCCATTGGTGCATTTTCCGACGCGACCTCGACTAGCGGTGGTGGCGGTGTTGCTATCGGAGGCGGTCAAAACAGTGGTTTTGGCGCCTTGTCAACGGGCATAGCGTCAGTCGCAATCGGAGGCTCAAGTGCGGCAGGCGTTGCCGGCGCCACTGCTAGTAGCAATGCTGCAATTGCGATTGGCGGTTCAAATGGATCTCCGGCGGCAATCGCCTCAGGCGGTCTTTCCATTGCTATTGGTTCTTCTGCACTCTCGTCGTCTTCGCGTGCAATTGCTATCGGTTATGACTCTACGGCCTCTACTGGTGTGTCTACCATTGCTATCGGAGACACTCCTAGCGCGACCGGAGCTCAAGCAATTGCTATTGGCAAAAGCAGCGTCGCAAGCGCCACCGACAGCATCGCCATTGGCAACACCGCTACTGCGTCCACGGGTATTAATACCATTGCTATTGGTGATTCTAACGCAACAAATACCGACGCGATTGCCATCGGCGAAACTAATACGGCCTCGGGCTCGCAATCCATTTCAATTGGCAAATCTAATACTGCAAGTAGTACTACATCTATTGCTATCGGAGCCAGTTGTACTGCTAATACCCAACCCGACGTCATCGCTATCGGTAACGCGTGTAGTGCAACAAATATTAGTTGTATCGCAATAGGCTCTAATTCTACCGCGTCAGGAGAATTCAGTGTTGCCATCGGATATACCTGTAATGCGCTTATAGGTGCATCTGTTGCCATCGGTATGGTCGCTGGTGCTAGCGCTTATGGCGCTATCGCTATTGGAACAAGTGCATCTGCCAACGGTCAAGAATCAGTAGCAATTGGTTCATCGGTATCGACGACAGACCCTGGTGTAAGTGATTATGCGATTGCGATAGGAAGAGGTACTCAAGCCGCCGGACCGAGTAGTATCGCTATCGGAGACACTGTCAACTCTATGGGTGACAGATGTATCTCTATCGGTTACAATATCAACAGTACAACAGGCGACGACGCAATAACCATCGGATCGAACTCCAGTACTTCCGGCGATCAAGCGATTTCCATCGGTGTTTCCTGTAGTGCAAGTTTTGCCAATTCATTGTGTATCGGTTCATATACCTCAGCAAATTCGACGGGCTCGATTGCAATTGGAAGTGCTCAAGCCGCGTTCGAAGGCGCTACGACTAACGGATCGGCGTCTATCGCCATTGGCGGCTCGGACACTGCAACCGTTGCAAGCGCAAGCACCGGTGGCTCGGGAGCAATTGCTATTGGCGCTGGAGTCGATACAGAAGTAGGAGCGTTTGCGGGCGCAAATTATTCCATCGCTGTAGGCACTTTTTCCATCGTGGATACGGTTTCGCCTAACAGTCTCTCTATTGGCTACAAGGCACGCATAGACAATGGAACAAGCTGTATCGCTATCGGTCATTCGGCTCTGGTTCCTGCGCCCTCGGCGATGGTCGGCATTACAGTCATTGGAAGTTCGACAACGCTGGGCAATGAAGCCACGGCAACTCACAGCGGCGCGATTGTTATTGGCAGTGAAACTAATGCATTAAAAACCGCCGCTCAAGGCAGATCGGTATGTTCAATCGCCATTGGCTCGGGCTCTGCAGATGGTAACGGTGCGTGGGTCTACACCGATTCGATTTATGGAATTGCCATAGGCCACAATTCTCTAGTTGACACTTCGCCATCGAGTATTGCTATAGGTGACGGAGCAACGGTAAATTCTATGGATGCTGTTGGTAACTGTATCGCCATCGGCACCGGAGCGCAAACAGCCGCCGGAATAGATCAGTCAATTTCTATAGGCGCGGGTGCGATTTGTGGTTTTGGTGATTCTATTGCCTTAGGCGCATCTGCTCAAGCGCAAGGAGACAGCGCTACAGCAATAGGGCCAGGCGCAACGGTAAGCGGCAGCGCGTCAAATGCAATTTCTATTGGCAGTGGAAATAATATTCATTCAGACACTGTGATGTTCACAACGAACTCCTATGAACTTTTCAGAATGCTGCAAGCGCAACCTGGAGTGCGCGGAGGCAATTATCTCTTTAGACGACATTTGACAGTAATAGGTACTTCAAGAAGTTTAACCGAGGAAGAACTTCTCGGAGGATCTATTCGTGCAACAACGACAACACCAATCACCTTGAACATACCCTCACGTATTGGTTACTCGGGAACATACTATACTGCATATGTAGGCGCGAGTTTTACTACAACCATAGCATCAAATGCTGGTATTGCACTGACTTTGAACGCCATAGATGCAACAGTAACGATCTATACGTCAAATCTAGTCGGAGCCGCCGGCCAAACTCGTTATTTGTCTTTTTACTGTACAGATGCCACCGCACTGGCAACAACATGGGAATGCTATGTTGTGTAATTCACGACACCTTACCAAGGATCTTACCAAGGATGTATTCAACAACTTTAGAAAATCTAAAGTTAATACAATAAGACATGATTAGCCAAGGCACCATTATCATCATTGTGCTTTTTGTTGCACTTTTTGTAGTCTTCTGCTACGCGTCACGAAAGCGAGAAAATTACGGTCCCGTCACAGGCGCACTGGGTAGATTCTATAAGGGCTACACTCAATGTCTTGATCAGTGTGCAAAGGAAGATCCGGGCAAATATTTGGGAAAGACCAAAGGTTCCTTGTATTGTTCTATGTTTTGTGACAGCAAATACACGGACCTTGCTCGACAAGGCGGACCATCGTATCCTGACACTGAGCCTGTCAATCATCTCTATCAACCAAATAGCGAAATGACTTACGTCGATCAATGCTATGATCAATGTGGTAGCGGTCGTGACGGTCGTGAGTGTCGTGACAAGTGTTCATGTTACAAGGAGGTCAATGAGAAATGTCAACAAGACTGTGCATACTCCAAGCTCGACGCTAAGGATTGCATGCGTGAATGCTTCAAGGTGAATGAAGTCAACTGCGCGACTACAAGTTGGCTATTCAAATAGTGCGGTCGCACGCGCCGGGGGTTTACCCCCGGACCCCCGCGTATCTTTTTCACTAATGTTAGTGAAAATCTTATCCGATCTGTTGCTCACAGTTCTGACACAACCTTGGCTGCCACTTGCGTTGCTATCTCATGATTGTCCTGTTGCCTGCGACTACTATCATTGTTTTGATAAAACACACAAAACGATCCTGCAGCGGCAGCCAAAGAAACGATCGGACTAATCCACACGATGGCACGTTGATCCATCCTTTCTTAATCGACATTGCCTTCTTTTAAACAAAAATTAACAACGTTCGACCCTGACGGAGATGTCTGGGCGAAGATCATAAAGTTTTTCCACTGAAAATTGACCCCTGACAAACGACAGATTTTTGAGGCTGGGAAGAGCCGCGATACATTCTTCGGTGATTGTATGTTCACAAGAGATAAGCATGGCCAAGTCTTTGAGCTTTGTTAATTTTGACAAACTGTTATCAGTAATGTATTGGCTGTTGAGAACTAACATTTCGAGATCCGTCATGCGCTCCAAGGTTTCGTCGGTAATGTTGTCGCAGCCGTGAGAAAGTGATTGAAGTTTGGTGTGTGGACGAAGGCCTGCATCGGTAATACCGCATCCGACTGAATCAAGATCAAGTTTGCGTAAATCGGTAAATCGTTTTAGGCTTTCGTCTGATATCACACCGTCGTAGATAGTCAACCCAAAGAGCGACGAAGGTAACTTGTCAAGGTAGGCATCTTTGAATGATCCTTCGGGTACAGTTTGTTCAATCTCCATCCTAGCAATGCCGTAGATTAAAAAGGAAGTGCGTGTAGAAGGTAATCAAATTTATTATTTGATTTCACTTTTTTGATTAGTCATCTCGGGGTCTACCCACGGGAAATCGAGGAATACCGTTTGCGCTGACTTCTTGATACTTTACCGTGAGGTCTGACCCGATAAATTGTTTTCGATCCTTATACCATTGCAAACGTTGTTCTCGTGTACCCATAGGCTTTACGTTAAACGTTTCGCCGTCCTCGAGCTCGCAGACCCAACAAAAAGTATCTTTAGTCGTGCCTTCCTTGTGTGAAGTGCCAACAATCGTAAATTCCTTGTCTGTAAATTTCTTGTATTTGCGAATCTTTAGCGAGCGTCGACCGCTTTCGTACATCAATGACGCCGAGCGCACAACGACGCCCTCGAAGGTGTTGAACTTTTCAAGATAGCGATCAATCTTTTCTATTGAGCTCACTTTGTGTGTTGGCACGAACTTGATATGCGGGCACTTCTTTGCAATTTTACGTGCAAAGAGCTCGTCAAGTTTGGCAAAACGCTCGTCCTGAGTAAGTTTGGTATCGACAAGATCAAATACCCACAGCTCAAGCTGATTCTCGAGAGGATGAGGCGTTCCTCTAACAGGACGTCCAATACCACTGATCACGGCAAAACGAAGATCATCAGGTAGCATCTCGTCGCCCTCGGCGTATGTGTAATTTTTTCCCTTTTTCACGAAAGACCCATAAAGCTCATGAGCATAAAGTTCACCGTCAAGAACAACGTCTTCGCCCTTGAGAAAACGCTTAAGTTCGACTCGAAGATCTTCAAGCCATGTCAATTGCTTTGAACTTCGAGAGGTAATCGCGATCCTGTCGTTGTAAAGATGAACAAGAGCACGGACTCCATCGAGCTTGGGTTGAAGGTAAACACCTTGATCAAAGTCAAAATACTTGAGCACCTTAGACTCCATCGACCATGTTTGACACTGCATAGGCTTGAGCTTAGTCTCGAATCCTGACACGGTAAAATTATGATGACCTCCGCCACCACCCTTGGGCTTTGCCTTTTCACCACGAACAAGAGTGGAAATTCCATGAGTAGTATTACCTTGTGCCCGTTGAGCAGAAGTAATACGCGCCTCAAGTTCCTTGCCCTTTCGAGTGTGCGGATGATAACCCTTGTTGAGTTGCTTGATCCACTTTCGCTCGGCTTCAGCCTTCGCGTGTTCTTCTGGTACAACTTGATTCTTCTTACCTTCGTTGAGTATGCCGAATGAGCGTTCGACCACAGGATTCATCTTTCCACCAACTTCGCCATAAGTAGTGTATATCACGTTTTTCTTCGACCAAATCTTCCACACGCGTTCCTTGCCCTTCTTGTCAATGCCGTAGAGAAATGGTAGACGATAAGTCATTGTTAAGATAACAATGATAAGATTGAAATTTTACTTTTTTCATTTAAAAAAATCTGGTAGAGAATTGGGGGAGTCGACTTACACTTCTTACTTAACCGTCACCTTTAGTCGTAAGCGTGAACACGCTTACGTCACTCACTTTTTTGTTTTTACCCCTCCCTGCACCTTACCCGCTCGCGCCTGTCGCAATAAGACTTTAATAAAGTAAAGTCTTGATAAATAACAATAATGTCGAAGCTTCTTGGACTCTTTGATCAATCTGTGCCTATCATCTTGCTCTATTGCAATGACGATACTGAATTCTTACGTTATTGTTCGATCAATGCTGACACTTGATTTTATGAAACACTGCTATAACCTTAGCACTAGAGGCATACGGCATTACTTGAACACCTATAACCTTTTCATTGATGAAGTTAATCCCGACAATATCGGCAATGAAGAATTTGGCGTTTATGTCTTGCTCGAATATCATGGTTCTGTACAACAACCGCGCCGAATAACCGTCGCTGCCACGTCCTTTGATGATGCGTGTCGTAAATTCGCACAAGACAACGAATGTAAGCTTACTATACGTAAGATCGAAGACCGGCTAGGAAAAATGCCACTTACCTCAAATTCCATCTATCATGCAGTAGTCTCGAGAGGTATAGTCAGTGAACTTGTGTCACTCAACAAAGACGCTCACTTCGTATTGCTATCGTGGCGCGTACAACATGCCGTAGCCTTTGACGAACTCTGTAAGCTTATCAATGAAAATCACGATCCATTGTTGATTATTGAACTTATGCGTCTTACACAACCCCCTCTTACAAGTATTGCCATTGGTCAAAAAATATTACTCAAGACCTTCACACAAAAGGTAGGCGTCAACAACATTCCCGAAACCTACAAGAATATTGTTTGATACGTTATTAACTCGCACAAGCGAGTTAATTGAGGAACACAAACGAGTTAACAGCAAATACAGCCATCAATGTGATAGTAGAAACCGATCTCGACATCTCCAAGGATGGGCTTGAGCAAATCCTTGATTGTGTCCACGACCTTCAGTGAAAAAGGGCGTAGACCCCTTCGCATACTTCCCGCAGCAACCACAGTTGATAAATCCACTCTTGTTATCGTGATAGCAGTTATAACAAATGTGCTTTCCGTCTACTTCGACAATTTCTTTGGCAAATCGAAAAACATCATAGTTTCCGTTGTTTGTCAATAGTGGTAATCGTCACACCCAGTCAACTTTCTGTAATACGTGTGAACGCTAATACCCACAATGCAATTCCGAGGGTCACTGTTTCCTTGGTTGCAGCAATTTTGCTCAAAGAGCCGAATTTGCTCTTTTCCATCATTGGCAGTTCCAAAGTGATAATCAACGACGTCGTCGTCGTCCTCTTCAATGTCAAAAACTTTGTGAGCTTGTTGACGAGTAAGCTTGACGCCAATAACAATTTCAATGTGAGAATAGACCAAAAGTAAAGTATGAGTTTAGTGTTTAATGATTTGTTATTTCACTTTTCTCAATCGTCAAATGTCATAAAGACAATCAAAGACGTCAAAACCCTCGACTGCATGATCAGAAAGTACAAACGTCGGACTAATACCATCGTATCCTTCAACCGCCCACATTTTTTTCATTACTTCTGAAATCCTAGTGCCTTTGTCAAAAAAGAGATTGATAGTAACTTCTGTCGTTTCCATTTTGAATTTTTCCTCTCCCGAGGTATAAGACGAGGATTCTCGTGTGATTTGGATTAGCGTATGGTGTCGAAGCTTTTTCTTTTTTGCTGCCGTCAAGTGTTTCTTGAGAGCATTATTGAGTTTTTTTACATTTGTCGCTTGCTCGAATTTGGTGTTTAAGCATTTTTCAATAATTTTCTTTGAACGAAAAAAATTCTCGTCATCATCTGAAAATGGAAAATCACCATCCATGGATCCTGCATTTCGGGAAACGGCATTTAATGCGTCAAGTGTTTTCATTTACATTGTCATGCGCGTTAAACGTCAAATGTCATTTTTTCAATAAGTTACCTCACCGTAGTGAAGTAACGAAGTAACGAAGTAACGAAGTAACAATTAACAATAGTGCTGAATCATGTTGGCGATCCAGTCCTCTGGCAAGTCCCAGCTTTGCATCGAGAGATCATCATTGAGATTCATCGGGACAAGCTTGTTGTTGGGCACTACGCCATAGCAAAAGAGCAAGACAAACGCGGTGTAAATGTGAACATAGTTTACCGCTGGGCTTTCCGTACGCAAACGAAAGAAACGACGAGGAACCTCGTTTCCGTCAACCTGCTCGCCATTGTCTCCGTGGGCCATCAACCACTTGCGATAGTTCGAAGTGCAAAGCTTGTTTCCACGCATGAGGTTCTTGTAACACTGAAAGCTCTCAGTGTCAATGCCCTTGATAAAGGCCAACCACAAGCGATAGAGTTGTTCGCTAGCGATGAACCACTTCTCAAAACGAGGCTTGATGAAACGCCCGTTCGCGTAAAAACCAGGTTTGACATATCCACAGACAAGATCGCCAATGCGGGGAGGTACCTTGGTGCGACTGTCATTCTTTTCAGAAAACTCAACAATCTCAAAGGTTACGGGATCAAGGTCACAACGTCCATCGCGAAACCCAGTGATTGCGCCACGATGGTTGTCGTTGGGAAGCGGAGCCTTGTCGGAAGTCTCAAACGAGTAACGAGAATAGCAATACTCAACATTGTGCTCGATCTCTTCAGGAGTGAAGGTCGGAGCTTCTTGCGGACCAAAAAAAGCAACAAAATCGTCGTCAGTGCCGTTGTCGTAACTAACGTACTCCAGATCACGACTATTCGCATTAACATGAGTCACACGACGAAAAATCATCTTTTCAAAGTGCGACTCAAGCTCCGCAAGCTTCTTGCCCAAGGGAGAGAAAAACATAGTCATTAAAAAGTCAAAGTCAAATGTATAATAAGTGTACTCCTATCATAAAAGTTATTCTTTAATTTCATTTTTTCGACGACCGAATAAACACCTTACTACACGTAAGGTGTAAATGTTCAATTTGTTGTTTTTACAAAGTATCGAAAAACGTTTTTACGTATGATGGAATTTCCACTACTTGATGATCCTTGTCAAAAATTTGTCCACAAGTGGCATAACTCAGACACCAGCCGCCACCAACACGATCATAGTGACTTTGTTCAAACAAGTACTGATTGTCGAGCATGCCATTGTTAAATGTAACAAAACCATGATACTCCCACATATCGTCGCAGAGATTTTTTGAAGAACAGCAAGAGTGTAGCCAGCTTGGCTGACTGTTGTCGTCCAGTCCAACTACTAGAACGCCCTTGTCGTGCTTCTCGCAATAAAAAAGTGTGTATGTTTCCATGTAAGTGGTAATGCCTACGTGTTTTATATTTTATAAAACTACATTTCATTTTTTCGTATTGGGATACGAAAAGTTGTAAAGTATGTTACAGACTATGATTCATCATTTCTCTCGACATGCGTGAGAGATAACACTTGCGACAGAGTGGCATGTAATTTTCTGCTCCTACTACTACTTGACGCAATGATTGATCAAGTCTATAGGAAAAAATTGCCGGTACGCGCTTACCTTCAAGACGACAATCGTCACAACACGCATTACGCAAAAGTTCAATAGTGTCCGCCCGAGCAAGCAAAAGATGAAGTTGACCAAAACTCTTACGCTGAAAGTCGGAATTTAGACCAGCAATATAAACTTCTTTTCCCAAGTTGTCTACGAGGTGATCGACGACATCAACGAGGTCAGGAAAGAATTGGCCTTCGTCGATACAAATTACTTCATATTTCTTGTATTCATCGTCGTTTATCGACCTCAACTTATCGACTTTCATTGCCGTAGCTGTAATGCGGTCGAAGAGTGACTGAGAAAGCAGAGGATTGTGTGTAGAGTAAATATCGTTACGCTCATCAATAATACTATTCACATAAAGACACTTGCACGCTCGGCCCGCAGACTCAAGAATGGAAAGAAGACGAGTGGTCTTGCCACCCTTCATACATGAGAGGATAAGTGTTAATGACATTGCTACTTACACTCTAAAATGTTTTCTTTAGATTTAGTTTTTTTAGGTCAAGATATTCGTGTATACCCTACAACATATATAGTGTCTTGTGTGACGGATTCTAATGAACGTTGAAAGAAAATAGGACTGTAAAAGTATTGGTTAAACACGCCAATCGCGTCTCGATATTCCTTATCATAAATCATCGATAGGTGCTCTTTGGATACTTTACTCAGCACACTTGAATAAACAAAATCAATCTTTGCGACTCCAAAGAGATCTCTACCGACCCAAAGATCAACAAGGTCGCCAACTTCAGCTCCATCCGAATAATAACCCCAAGCATCTCCCGTGCGATACATCCATGTACGATAGGGCGTTACAAAAACTGCGTGTGTTCCTATTGTTATCTTATCATCGAGTAATCTGATAATGCGACGCGGATGTTTATCTATAATACGACGTTGATATTCGCTACAAGTCATAACAATCTCGCGGCCATCTCGTGTAGTATAATTTCGTTGTTCTTCTGATTGATAGTTCATTCTTTATTTGAATTCGTTTATCTTTAACACATATCATCAAAAATACAGTACTGTGGTAACATTGATTTTTTCCAACATTTAGTCCGAAAAGAAGTCGCCAAAGGATAACAATAAGTACTTCACGTTGTTTTGTGATCGAATATTTTTATTTTTTTAGTGATCACAGAAGATCAATCGGTGTTGAAACGGAGTTATTTGATAAGCCCATCACCGATAAAAATTCAAGTTCATATCGATAAATGTCAAATGCTCATCGCCAAGAAGATTTACGTTCAACAGGTGCCCGATAGAAAATTCCAAAAAATTTCGTGAGG